TGTGCTCTCGGCATGACCACAAATGTGATAAACAAATAACCAACTTTGAGAAATACATTCATGAATTTAGATCAATTGCGAGAATTGGCTACAAAGCTTGATATTCTTGTTTGGCTCCCTGAAGTTGGCATCGGATACTATCCGGTAAAAGAACAGCCATATGATGCTGATTATTGGGCAAAATACAGGGAAATGGATCAATTCCCATCCGGGGAGTATTTGACTGACTTTAGGATTGAATTTACCCAGGTTAACGATGTAAGTTCAATGGTTGATGTTGGTGTTGGCGGCGGTCGGTTTTGTGAGGATATGGATTGCGCTGGATTTGACATTAACCCCAAAGCAATTGAGTGGTTAAAAAAAGAAAGGCGCTGGCATAATTTGCTAATGAGTGAAAAGCAAGTCGATCATTTGACGTTCTGGGATTCTCTTGAGCACATACACGATCCAAAAACAATTTTATCCAGGGCAAAAAATAGCGTTTTTGTTTCCATGCCAATTTACGAAAGCGCAAAGCACATATTGGAAAGTAAGCATTTTCGCAAAGATGAGCATTGTTGGTATTTCACCGATGATGGTTTAAAATGGTTTATGCGTTTGTTTGGCTTTGAATGCGAGAGGCAAAGTATGGGCGAACAATTGTATCGAGAAGACATCCACACCTACCACTTTAGGCGCGTAAATGGTTAAGAGAATTCAACGAGCAGAGCCATCAACAGAGCCAGTCACATTGGCCGAGGCGAGAGCCCATTTGCGCCTAGATACGTTTGGAAGCCCTCCTGCACACCCAGAAGACGATCTAATCTCGCTTTACATATCGGCGGCCCGTCAATTCTGTGAAGATTACCTGGGGCACTCAATAGCCTACCGAACATCTGTTATTTATTTTGACCGTTTAAAAGATGGCTTTATTGATTTAGACGAATGGCCGGTCTCAAGCATTGATCTTTTTGAGTATGTTGACTCAACTGGTGCAAATCAAACTTTGTCTGCATCCTCTTATATATTGGACTCAGCAAGCGCCCCGGCTAGGGTTTATTCGGTTGGCGATTGGCCGAGCGTTAAAACGAGCGTCCCAAATGTGGCCACTTTGACCGTTACGGCTGGATATACCGACGGGCAAAGCCCTAATCCACACCCAATTCCAAAAAGCATTAAAAATGCAATTTTGCTAATGGTTGGGCACCTATACGAAAACCGCCAACAAGTAGGCCAAAAGATGGACTCATTGCCCTATGGCGTTGAGGATTTGCTGAATCTGCACAGGACAAACCGGGGGCTTTGATGAATATAGGCCGACTGGACAAGCGCGTAACCATTCAGAGCAGGACTACCGTGAAAGATGTGTACGGCCAACCGCTTGACACATGGTCGGACATAGCCACGGTCTGGGCATCAATTGAATACATTGGCGGTCGTGAAAAACTCCGGTCTGGTGTAGTGGACGCAAGCTTAGATGTGACGGTTGCGGTTCGTTATTATGAGCAGTTAACCCCACCCAAAGATTCTGACGGCTGGCGGATTGTTTACGTTGCCAGAGAGGGAACAAGGTATTTATCAATCTTGGGTTCAAGAGACTTGCAAGAAGAGCGCCGATTTATCGTGTTTGATTGCAAAGACGGAAGCGAGGTGCAATCTTGAGCGAAGTAAAAATTGAGGGACTTGCTGAACTTGACCGACAGTTAAAAAAACTTACCGGGGCGGTTGAGGGGAAAATTGTTAGGGCTGGTTTGAATGCGGCAAACAGAATTATTAGAGATGCGGCAAAAAATCTTGCACCTGTTGATGATGGCGACCTTAAGAAGTCAATTCGTGTTTCTAGTAGGGTTGATAAAAGGCAGGGTAAAATTACATCAAAAGTTGTAGCGGGCAATAAAAAGGTTTATTACGCTCATTTTATTGAATACGGCACAGCAAGTTATTACACGGGTTCAGGTGATAGCAAGAGATCTGATTATAAGATTAAACCAGAAAAAAGAGGGGCTTTAGGGTTTGGTTCTGTGGTTGTTGAATCTGTTTCTCACCCTGGGGTAAGACCTCAACCATTTATGCGTCCAGCATTTGATCAGAATGTAACCAAATCATTAGAAGAATTTGGAAAAACGATAAGAAAAAGAATTGATAAAGAATTTTCAAAGAAGGTGACTAAATGAACCCTGAGATCATCATTGCCACCTGGCTTCAAGATGCAACGGTTTCAGCGGTGATTGGGGATCGCTACGCATCCCCTTATTTGCCTTCAAACTCTGAGTTCCCCGCGCTTGTTTACAATTTGGTTGATGCAACACCTCAGCCATTTGTAGCAGCGCAAGGCGAGCGAGAATTGGCGCAATGTAGATTTCAATTCAACCCCATTTCGACAAGCATTGGAGAAGTAAAGCAGATTGCAGATGTGCTAAGATCATTGTTTGATTTTAAGCACCATCAAACAATAGCCGGGAAACTTGTTGTTTCCATGCGTTTAATTGATGTCGGCCCAATGGAAAAAGATTCAGAGTCAGGGTTGTTTATGCAGCGGTTTGATTATAGAATGTTTTGGTACGAAACCTAATAGCTATGGGGTAATAAAATGACTGTTTACACTTCCGCAGGTTCAACTCTTCGGGTTACTGCATCCGCTCCAGCAACGTTTGACGAATCTGGATATAACACCTTGTTTACTTCTTCACCTTTGCCTTCGCTAGTTGGCGAGATTGAGGATTATGGAGAATTTGGCCGTGAATACAATTTGGTTACTTTTAACCCGGTTGACACTCGGGGAACAAAGAAATTAAAAGGCTCATTTAACGAGGGCTCAATTGCTCTAACTGTTGGCCTTGACACCGACGATGCGGGTCAGATCCTAATGAAAACCGCCTCTGATAGCGATGATGATTATTATTTCATGGTCACAACCCAAAACGGTGACCGTTATTTTTTCGCCGCTAAAGTGATGATGTTTAAAAACGTTGTCGCCGGTGTTGATGACATTACTCGGGCAAACATTACTCTTGAGATCACTACTAACGATGCTGGTGTTGGCATTGTAGAATCATTGGCCGCATAAGGGGCCGTAAACTAGCACTTTCCTTGACTCTGGCCGATCCTCGCAACGGCTGGGGTCTTGGTTGGTGCATAAATTGCGAGGTTAATAATGAGCAACATTGAAAAAAATGAATTCGAAGAATTTTTTCTCTCTGAAACAGCCGTTTTAGAAGTTGAAACCCCCACGGGTAAGCCGCTTTTAAGAAACGGCCAGCCGGTAAGAATTCACGTTTATGCCCCAGGCTCTTCTGAGTACGAAAAAGCAAAGGCTGCTCTTGATTCAGCAGCAACGCGCAAGGTCTTAGCAGCATTGGGTAAAAATGGGAAAAAAGAAGAGTCTGATGACAAGCAGGCTGATGTTAATTTCTTGGTTTCAGTTACCAAAGAAATTGAAAATTTCCCATATCCAAACGGATCCCGTGGTGTTTATTCTGAGACAAGGCTTATTTATATCAATAAACAAGTTCAAGCCTTCCTAGGGGACATGGCCAATTTTTTTGGCGGTGCTCAACAAGATTAATCGATTATGCCAAGCAATTGGCTTGGTATAGCGTAACCCCAGAAAAAAGGAAAAAATCCCGCCTTGATGATTTGCGAGATAGAGGCGGGGTGCCTGATCTGCCTGATATTGATGACCTAGAGTATTTGGTTAAGGTTTTAGAGCGTTGTGGGGTTTGCAAGTCTGGTTTTAATGGTGTTGAGCCGCTTAACTCAGTTGATGTCATGGAGTGGCAACGCGGCACAAAATACCCTCTTTCGGGCTGGGAGTTCCAAGCCATTATTGACGCCTCAAGGGCTTATTGTGCACAGTACCATCAATCTAAAGATCCACTAACACCCGCTCCTTATCGAAGTAAAATTGACTTTAATAGAGAGGTTGTATCTGATAAACTTACATTAGCGTTTAGAGCCCGAATTAAGTCTGACAAGGAAAAGGCAACCAAATGACCACAGTAGCCCAGCTTACTATCCAAATGGCCGCAGACGTAGCGCGGATTAAAAAAGACATGGATAGGGCGCAATCGACTGTTAAAGGGTCAATGCAGAAAATTCAAAAGTCGGCAGCGGTGGCCGCTAAAGCGCTAGGCGCTATTGGCCTAGCGTTGGGGGCAAGAGAGCTTATAGGCTTGGTTACCGGCCTAGGTGATGTTGGTAGGGAGCTTACCAAGTTAAGCAGATTGAGCGGCACTTCGGTGGGTCAATTTCAAGAAATAGCATTTGCCGCAAAAACATTCGGGATTGAACAAGAAAAGCTTGGCGACATTCTAAAAGACACCCAAGATAAGGTAGGGGATTTCCTAGCTACTGGCGCTGGCGGGATGGCTGACTTTTTTGAGAACATCGCACCCCAAGTTGGCGTGACGGCTGAAAATTTCCGTAAGTTAAATGGCGCGGACGCATTACAGCTTTACATCACAAGCTTAGAAAAAGCCAATTTATCTCAAGCAGAAATGACCTTTTATATGGAGGCCATTGCCAGCGATTCGAGCGCATTGATCCCGCTATTTGCCGACAACGGCAAGGCTTTGAAAGAGCTGTCAAAAGAGGCTGACCGTTTGGGCATTGTGCTCGACAAGTCGGCACTTGAAAAGGCCAAGAAGCTAGATATTGAAATGCGTAAATTTGAGGCCACGACTGAGGGGCTGTCGCGCTCAGTTGCTATGGCTTTGATTCCCGCCATGTCATCAATTGCGCAAGTGTCTCAAGACATCATCAGGGAGTTGCCCAGATTGGTCGATGAGTTCAAGCCTTTTATGGTTGGTGGTGCGGTGGTTGCTGGGCTTTATACGTTGCCAACGATCATCAACTCGATTTCGCTCGCAATTTCAACTCGATTAGTTCCATCATTGGTTTTATTGGCACCTTACGTCGCTGTCTTTAGCGCGTTGACTCTGGCTGCGGGTGCTGCCATCAAGGTGTTGAACGCCCAATCCGAGGCATTGAAAGATGCTGATTCTACGGCGCGGCGTGTTGTTAACCTTC